TGCCACAATTAGCAATGAAGTGCTGTCTTTTTTGTTCGCTGGTCATGGTTAAAAGGGTAAATCATCAGTGCCATAGGAAGCAGGCTCGTCAAATGTGGCCGATGGTGTCGCACTGACTTTTTTCTCGAATTTGTAAGCCTTGCCGCTGCCAACATACACCGGGGATGCTTTGGCTTCGCGCTGTTCTTTGGTTTGCGATAACTGCAAGGTGTGGGTTTCGCCATACTTGCCCTCGCTTTTGCGTTCATTCAGCACCAATTTCAGGTACTTTTTTCCGTTTTTGCCCTCGGTTATCAGTTCCTTTGGAACGTCAGTCAGGCAGATGTCAATTACTATCATATTGCTTTTGCTTTATTTAATTGCTTTCTTTTGTAGGTCAAAATTTCAAGGTGCATTTTGGCTTCGTTGTGGAATTTGAAAATCAGCAGATTGTCCACACAATCGGTGTACGTTCCAAATTCGGTGAGAAACTGCCAGCGCAAGTTGCGCCATTCCCGGATGGCAAAACCACCATCCGGAAGCTGGGCAACGTGCGGCTTAAATGGGTTCAATAGTTTCATACTGCAAATATAAGTTTTTATACTTTATTTCCAAATATCAGTGTCTTTTTTTATACTGAAAGAGGGATAATTTTTACTGCATAAATCCCTATCAAGCAAATAACCTTCAGTTCTTTGACCATCACCACATAATTCTGCTATCATTATTTTTTGTTTTAGCAGAAAAAGTCGAAATTCAGGCAATGGCATCAGGTAGAAAATCTCTAAATCAGGATAATAATACACAAAATAATCTGCTTTTGATGCGTTGATGCCACTTGGAATTTTATTGCATGATATTTCAATGAACATATTATTAGTTGTAATTCCTTTTATATGTTCATAACGGTCAGTTTTAACTTCAAATGTTATGACTTTACCATTTATATCTTCACAACGAAAATCCCAATCTTTACCTTTACCCATAAATTCTATTTTCTTAATTGGCCTTTTTAGTAAAAGAAAATTAGCAACTACCCTTTCACCCATTTCACCCTGATTTAAATCGCTCTTAAATTTTTCCATTTGATTTTCAATTTACAAAGTTTTCAAAGGCAATTTTGATTTTATCTAAATCCTCCCGGTACTTTTTGTTCGTGTCTGCCAAGTCATTGACCAATTTTGCAGAGTGCATGACCGTTGTATGGTGTCGGTTGCCGCACATGGCCCCGATTTTCTTCAATGGCATGGTGGTTTTATTCCTCAGCAGCCATAGGAAGATTTGTCGCAGCTCCACTATTTCACGCTTCCGAGTGTGCAGCTTGATGAATTCCGGCTGGTAGTGAGCAAATACGCTTTTGATTGCAAGGTGGGCCGCTTTTGCGTACTCATTGCCTGCGTTGAAGTTGTCAAGGTTCAGCATCCTTTCAAGTTCGTGAATGCGAACTGCTTGGTGCTTGATTGTTTCTTTCAGCGTGTCAATTTCCGATACCCGGAATGATGTCCTGCTGTTGGGTTTTTTTGGTTGTTTTATTTTTATTCTCATGATTTTGTTTTAAAAAAGATATTCGACCGTATTTCCTTTGAACTGGCATTTAAGAGTTCCGGTCATCCCGTTTCTGCACTTGCCAATGATTAGCTCCGCATCCTCAATGGGGTTAGTGTTGCCGCCATTCTTTTGCGCTTCGTAGTATTCAGGCCTATAAGGAAATAGAACGGTGTCCGCATCCTGCTCAATCGCTCCACTTTCGCGTAGGTTTGATAACTTCGGCCTGCTGTTTCCTTCCTCGGTTCCTCGGTTGAGCTGCGATAATGGCATCACGGTGCAGTTACATTCCTTTGCCATTAACTTGCAGCTCCGGCTTATGTAGGCAATTTCCTGCTCTCGGTTTTTGCCCCCGGTTGCCTTGATTAATTGCATATAGTCAATGATTACCAGCGTTGGCTTGTTTTTCATCGTCTTTAACCGCATCTTGATTTGGTCAATATTCATCGTGGTGCTGTCCTCAATGGTGAAATTGATATTAAGCTCCATCAATCCATCTGCCATGCGTTCAAGTTCCCTTTCGCTCACATCAGCATTTCGCACTTTCAGGTTGTCCACGTTGCCCAATGATGAAAGAATGCGGTCTGCTAATTGTTCCTTGCTCATTTCCATTGAAAACATTACCACCCGGCCACCACGTTTCGCATGGGCTATCCCGATGCTGACAGCAAATGCTGTTTTGCCCATCCCCGGCCTGCCAGCTACAACGACATTCTCCCCGGCAACAAAACCCCCGATATATTTGTCCAAAAAGGTGTACCCTGTTGGATGCCCGATTGTCTTTATTTCGGCCTTGCTGCGCTGTTCCAAGCTGTCCAAACGCTCGGATAGTAGTGGTATCAAATCCGATGCGCTTCCGCTTTCTACGAGCTGCAATTCATCCATCAATTTCTGCGTGTTGGTAATGGTGTCCATAATATCCCCACCATCCTGCATGAATTTTACGGAATTTGTCATGCTGTCAACCAATAATCGCCTTACATATTCCTGATGCAGATACTGCACGTGCCGGGTTAAATCTTCAAAGACCGCAAATTGGTTGGCCGTTGCAATGGCCACAGCCAGTTTTTTGTTTTTCTGCACCACAGCCACGTTGTCAATGTACTCGTTGTTAGCGTACATGGCTTGTAAAATGATGCAGAGGGCTTTCATGTCCCGGTCTTGGAACCATTCTGCCCGGGTTACGGCTGTATGTTCAAGGTAATTACGTTGTAGCCACGTTCCGATGATTGTTTGTTCAGTCATTGAGGTAATTTATTTTGGTTGGTTCGTCTTGTTTAAAGGGGCGAAGATATGGGATGGTGCTTTTCAGTTTGGTTTTCCAGTTCTTAATTTTTTTGCCGTTTCCATCTTTCCATCCATCTGCCACCCATTGTTCATATTTGGCGGCAAGTGAGTATTTGTAATCAGCGGAAAGGTTGGCATATTCGATAAATTCCTCAACCGTTGGTACTTTATTTTTAATACTAATTACATTTATATTTTCATTTTCCATATGTTTAACATATGAATTAGATATGTTATTCATATCTTTTTTGGTTCTATTCTGCCTACGGCTTTCGCTGTATGCTTTCCGTTTCTCAACTTCCTGATGCAATCTTGCATTATAGTATAGGCCATCTTGGTCTTTTTCAAATTTGCTGAATATATCTTCATCATATGTTTTACATATCTTCAACATATCACGCTCGGAAAGATGCCCCATTTGGTGCTGATAGCAAAGCAGCTTAATGTATTTTCCGATTTGTTCATCGGTCATCAATGCTGTTCCGGTAAGAAAATCGGATGAGTAGAATAGGAATGCAGGGTCTTTGCTCATGGCTTCAAGGTTAATTTTTTGCAACGCTGGTAGTACATGATTTTCAGCTGGTGTTCATCTTTTAAAAACGCGCACTGGGTATCGGTAATCTCACCACGTTGGCAGCGGTAATCTTCATACTCCTGACGCATTTGTAAATCTTCGATTTGGTCATCGCATTCTGCGATAGGTAATTTTGTGGGTTTGTAAATATTCATAAAAAAAACACCCACACTTTCAAAGGTTGAACCCGGCTCCAAGTCAGCCGCCCTTTTACTTGCGTGGGTGTTAATTTGATTTTGTTTCATTTCTTGGAAATTGCGGCACGGGGTTCAGTCGTGTGGTTCCGAATTGTATGCAAATGTAGTATATACTTTTTAGATATACAAATTAATCCTGAGAATAATCCAAATCTTCCATGCGCTCACGCTCGTTGCGTTCATCGTCTGCAATGTCGCTGGCCATGTCCCGGGTGCGCATATCTTGCGTTTCAATATACCAGCTCCATCCCTTTTCCCATTCTTTAAATTCAAACGTGCCTTGTTTGTAGGGGTTCATGCCATCGTGGTTTCCGATTGAGAATAAGCGGTTAGCTTGGTAGCCATCTTCGAAATAGTTTTTTTCGTTGTTCATGCTGCAAACATAGTATAGAAAAATAAACTATACAAGGGATTTATTAATAAGTTATCAACATTTTTAACAAGTCATGTGAATAATGTCGAAACTTTGCACATCAAACCGCACACGAAAGTATATTTGAAAGGCATGGGCTACGACGTTGCCGACTTCATCCCGTGCGAGGTATGCCACACGCAGGCGGTTGATATTCACCACATAGAAGCAAGGGGCATGGGGGGTACTAAAAAGGCCGACACCATCGACAATTTGATTGCGCTGTGCCGGGAATGCCATATTAGGTTAGGGGATAAAAAGGAATACAAGGATTTCCTGCACGACATTGTCCAAGCGCGATAAGATATTACATGACATTGCAGCAAGTGATTGGATTAACCAGGTCGCCAAAAACATTGGCGGCAGGCATCATGAGGAAATGGTGCAGGAGTTTATGTTGTACCTTTGCCAGCTACCCGACCACAAGCTCGAAGAACTGACCACCAAATATAATATCAAGTGGTATGCCATCCGGAGCTTTGTGAACATGATACACGGAAACACCCGAACCCAATTTTTCAAAAATAATTTACGCATATCCGAAACCCTGCCCGATGATGTTGATGAGATACCTGATGAAGCCCGACCCGACAAAGAGGTCATGTATGGATTATTTGATACAATCGACTTCCAAAAGGTGGCGGCAAAATTCGACCGCTCCGATTGGTATGTCGTACGGCTTTGGGAACTTTACCAGCAGCATATCAGCATGGCCGCAATGGCAAAAATGACCAGCATCAACTACCGTGAAATTCAGCAAATCATCAACGAAATAAAAAAACAGCTCAATGATAATTACAATGCCATTATCGACTAACATTTTTGCACTTGCCTGCTTATGCGTAATCATGAGTAGGTACTTGTACCCTCCCATTGTTAGTTTTATACTGAAAGTGGACAGCAGTAAGCGCAGTGCAATCAAACCCTGGGAGTGCGGATTTTGCCTATCTTGGTGGATAGGGTGCGCTGTTTGGATTTATCAGTTTGGAATTTGGGGTGTGGCCTACGCTGCCATGACCGCTGTTGTTGGGGCATTTATTGACCGTTACCTATGACCGAAAGCGAAAAACAAATCTGCTTACAGCTAAAGCAGCACATTGACCAAATCAACCGAACCGGAACAATGGCCATTCCACCGGGATTGTATGGTCAGGTCAATGAAATATACAAGCGCAAGCACGGAAAATACATTCCTGCCTGCCGTTCCTGCATGATTGATGCGGTAAAATCACTTTATCACGAAGCCAATGGTTAAGATTATACATTCCGGCAACGCAGGAGATTTGATTTACAGCCTGCCAGCCATGCGCAAAGCTGCCGAGATAAAGTGCCAAAAGGTACATTTGTATTTGCGGATAAACGTGCCGGGCCAATACAGTGGCATGAACCACCCGCTCGGAAATGTGCAGATGAACCAAACCATTGCAGAAATGCTTACCCCCTTGCTTCTTTCAACTGACTTTATCGGCAACTGCGAAATCACGGAGCAGCCGCAAGAGGTTGACTACAACTTCGATTTATTCCGCAAAATCCATAACTACACCGGGCATATCAGCCAGTGGTACTTTCATGTTTACCCGGAGCTGACCTGCGACCTATCAATCCCGGTTGAATTTAATTTAAGTCCGGGCAACATAGCATTTGACATCGTGCTTAACCGCACCAGCCGCTACCATAATCCGACATTTGATTACAGCATCCTCAAACCATATCAGGAGCGGATTACTTTTATAGGGTTACCGCAGGAATTTAAGGTCATAAGCGCAAAGCTGCCAAACATTAAGCACTACGAAGTGGAGAATTTTTACGAGCTGGCCCAAGCCATTCAAGGTTCGCAATTATTCATCGGCAATCAATCAATGGCCTTTGCAATAGCAGAGCAAATGAAGCACCCCCGTATTTTGGAAATATGCCCGACCGCTCACAACGTAATTCCAACCGGGGCAAACGGCTACGGGGCATGGACAATCTTAAACCTTTTACAAATAATCAAAAATGGCTGAAACACGAAAAGCACACCTGAGAAGACAGGCAGCAGGATTTTACGACCTTTACATCAAAGGGCAGGGCATTGACATCGGCTGCGGCAGAATAGACACCTACGATGGGGTGGACACCATCAGTTTAACCGATTGCATCCACCATGATAAAGACGACTGCGACGCAACCACGATGGACAAATACGCAGACAATACATTTGACTACGTTTACGCTTCGCACGTGCTGGAGCATTTGGATGACCCGGTAACCGCCATTCAAAACTGGCATCGCATTTGCAAACCGGGTGGGCACATTATTATCAGCATTCCGCACCGGGATTTGTACGAGCGCAAAAAAACGCTTCCGAGCCGTTGGAATTTAGACCACCGATACTTTTATCTGCCCTACTCATGCGAGCCACCACACACATTCAGCGTTGAGGGTGTACTCTTCCAAACGGGTATTAAAGAAAATTGGGACATTGAGGTAATCGACACGGCCACCAACGCAGACAAGCCCGAGGAACACAACAACGGAGAATTTTCAATCGAAGTAATAATCAAAAAATATGCAGTGGGTAAAACTAAGCGACGTCAAACCAAATCCAAATAACCCACGGGTTATCAGGGATGAGGATTTCGCAAAGTTAAAGCGGTCAATTATTGAATTTCCGGAGATGCTGGAAACCCGGCCCATCGTTTGCTTCACTGATGAACATGGCAAATATGTGGCATTGGGTGGCAATATGCGGTTGCGAGCTTTGTCCGACATCGGAGCCAAAGAAGTGCCCATCATTTTGGCAGACACATGGACATCACAGCAACGGGATGAATTTCTAATCAAGGATAATTTGTCCTTTGGTGAGTGGAATTACGATGAATTGGCCAACGAATGGGATGCGGATTTGCTTGAACATTGGGGTTTGAAAATACCCATTGATGAGGACAAAGAAAAACCGGAGCGCGACACTTGTCCGACTTGCGGCAAAGAAGTATAAAAAATTAGAAACAAATTAGAAACATGGCAAATGAAAACAATTTAATACCAGCAAAAAAAGGAGAGGTCAGGAACCCAAACGGCAGACCGAAAAAGTTTGTCACCCTGCTGAAAGAAAACGGCTACAAGGTAAGCGAAGTCAACGACACCGTGCAGGCCATGTTGTCAATGACATTGGATGAGCTAAAAGACGTGTGGCAAGACCCCAAGGCAACCATATTAGAAAAGACCATTGCCAATGCCATGCGCAAATCCCTTGAGAAAGGCAGCCTATACAGCATTGAAACGCTGCTCTCCCGTGTGTTTGGCAAGCCCAAAGAAACAGCCGATGTGACACAGAACGTATCAGGCGAGATAAAAATCACCCTTGATTTAGGCGACAAATGAGCAAACGACAAATGAGCAAAAAAATCCTGCTAATGGATTGGAGTTTGATACTCGCCAACCAAAAGTTGCGCAGGAATAAAAAGTTACGGGTAATGTTTTGGCACTTGCTGCTGGCTACTAATCCCCGATTTCGGGTTATTTGGAACGACATAAAAGAAGTTTACAAAAAATGAAAGTATTAGCACTTTGGCAAGGCATGGGTGGGGTTGAATACCACCGCCTTTATACCCCTTTGAAGCGGTTGCAGATAGACCATGCAGAGGAAATCGAGGTGAACGTGTCGCAGGATTTT